CAAAACTACTACCATTGCGTTGCACTCCTGATGAATAGGCATCACCAGTGCCGAGACTCAACGCAGTTTTAATCCAAAAAGGAAAAACACCAGTAAGATTTATGTTGAACACATAAGTGTTACCACGTGCTAGTGTCAGCGTGGGATTGGGCAGCGAGTCCAACAGATATGCGGTAGTGCCATTGTTGGTCACACGATAGTTAACAGTTTCTTTGCTGTTCTGTGCCACTTCAAATGTATAACTGCCACCACGCACTAGATCCAACGTGGGGTTGTTTCCGCTTAGGTCCGAAAATGTATACACTCCATTGGCTCGGTCAACAACAAAATTATTTGTGAGTGGTACTCCCAAGGCTCTCACATCCACTGTGGGTGGACCACTGGGCAGCCAAAAATACTGACTGAAGTTGATAAAAGCATCATAGTCAACAAAAGGGTCCCAGGCATAATACTCACTGCGATACAGTTGGTCTGCACGAGTCTGATCACCGCCTTGAAAACCAATTGCATCGTTCATGCCCGGGTAAGTTATTACATTTTTTACATTTTGTGTGTCAGGTTCTAAACTTATGACTCCGGGTTCCAGTTGATAATTTTGTCTGGTTGCGTCAGGTTCCACCACATAACTGTCATTGGGGTTGACCCCAGGGCCCACTGTGCGACCAATAAAGCCTTGAGTTTTTTTGAACTTGGGTTCCTGAATCATTTGATCCAAGGTAGCAGCCAAAAACTGCTTGTTGACCGGAGTTCTAAAAATTTCTGGTAAAAAATCTACCGATCTTGTACGTGCCATTTAATAACCTCCCCCACCACCACCACTGTTGCCACCACTACTGTTGCCACCACTGCTGCCACTACTACTGCTGCCACCAGTGCTTGACCCACTGCCTGCCAGGCCACCTACTCCACTGCCTGGTGCAGTGCGCAGATTAGCACTGGTCAAAGCTTCAATCACATCAATGTTGTCAATGATAGCACCATTTGCAAAAATTTCGTTTGGTTGGCTGCGTATTTCATACAGATCGCCAAAGCTCTTTTGTTGGTCCAATGGTACCAACACCACCGAACTGATAATAGATCCCAGTTGACTGTGCAAGTATGCGGCCAGTTCTGAAAAATAAAATGTATCACCAAAATTCCATTTGTCAATGCTGAAATATGCATTCATTTCTGCCAACACACTGCTCTTGATCTCACTGGTACTGGCTGTGCTGTTTTGCGCACGAATAACTTTGATAGTGGCACGTAGTTCAGCTGCGGCCTTGGGACCAAACAGGGGTTTGAATACCACACTGTTGACCACAATGTTGTCGCTGATCATTTTGTAGTCTTGTAGTGCTTGATAATCAGTGCTGAGTTCGTCAATGGTGGGGCGTTGTGGCTCAGTCACTGTGCCTGTGGTATCACGCAGATAGTTTTGGTATGCAGTATAATAACTCAGCGTTACCACATAAAGATCCACAATGTTTGTGCTGCCAGGATCAATTCTGTTGGTCAGCGGTGAATTGTGTCGATATTGAAAATACAAGTCTTGACGCCCGGGCCGTGCCAGCCATCCTGACACAGCAACCAAGGTTCGTACTCCTGTGACTGATATGCTGAGTTCGTAGAACGCTGATTCAGCATAGGCATAAAACACCTGCCCAGGAGTCCACTCAGTTTTGACCAACTCAATTTCGTCAAGGGTGCCATAGTCATAACTCACACGATCTTGTTCAACCAGCAGATAACGTTCTAAATTGTCAAAGTCCACGGTCTGTTGCAAAAACACATAGGGACCTGATGAGGACACTGGACCTACAATTTCGTCAAAAAAGTCTGGGTTGTCTGGCACCCCGTCGTTGTCCGAATCACGATAACTGACCAACACTTGAAAATCATCAACATAGCCATCGCTCTGAATTGGTTGGTCAATGATGGTGGTATAGATATCACCGGGCAATGATTCTGTAGAATCAGGCTTGGTATTCACTGCCAGCACATTGATAAAGTCCTTGATCACTGTGCCAGAGCGGCTGTCGTACACCAGTTGATCTTCATAGAAGAAAAAGCGTGTTTGCAACACTGAACCAAAGTTGTAGGCTAAACCGCGGAATGTGATGGTGTAGTTTTGATTTTGAACCACAAATTGTACCAACCAACTTGCATCAAGATTGGCCCCTGATGTGTTGCCTGCATACTGCTGACTCCAGGTTGCAGAATTGGCAGACGAATAGGCGTCAAGATTGGTGCTGGTGATCAAATACCAGGTGTAAGGAGTACCAGTGATGCTGCCATTGTTGTCGTAACCCAGGCCAAAATTGCGAAACAGCAACATTTGTTCGGCCATGTCCTGTTCCAATGCATTGGGCAGGTCTGTGACAAGCAGCGGAATAATAGTATCAACAATGGCACCAGTTGGCACAAAATTGTTAATAGTCACCGGTCCGGCACCTGAACTCAAGTTGCCTACACCGCCATTGTAGCCGTCGCCCACAATCTGTTGTGGACTTGCCCAGATTTCCATGCGTTCATCTGCACGGGTTGCAGTGCCCTGCACCAGACGATTGTTGCGATCAAAATAGTAGCCCACAGGTGGCACAAAGCGTATGAGACTGCCAGGAATCACATACTTGAACATGGTGGTTGTGGTTGCACCCACTGGTATGGGTGTGCCACCAGGAAACGTGGCGCTGGTGGTAGTATTGCGAAAATAACCAGTGGTTTCGTTGGCCAGTGTGGTACTTTGATTCCAGGTATAGCCTGCTAACCAAGTCACTCCTGTGGGTTGAGTAGATGATGTGATGCGTGGAAAGTTGGCATAATAAAACTGACGCATGGTTGCTGCACCAATGTTAGGCTGTACCTGATTGGTAATCACATCAGCTATGTCATTGCGATTGGTGTAAGAAAATAAGATAGTGGGCAATATGCTTTGAAGCCACAGTGCACCGTCACTGGAAAACGTGTTTGTACTGGAATACTTGCCGGTGTTGTCCACAAGGTCCAAATATCTGCTGGTACCAATAGACGCACGATTTAGTGCCTTGCTCTTGATGATACTATTGAATTGTGTGTATGGAAACAGGTTGTAATCTTCCCCATTGACCATGCGATTCTGTGTGTAGTAACGGGCAGGAGCACGTTGTTTGATTTCGGCAATGGGTTCACGTGCCTGACTGTTACTCACAGGGCGTGTGATGCCACAGGTGAATGTGATGGTCTGCAAGTTGCCTTTGCGATCAGTGTAACTGATGGGCAACACAACATTTTGCATTTCTTCAGGGTTAATAATATACTGAAGACCGTTTGATGCACGTACATACGAACGGAATACACCCACAGGAATTTCACTGAACACACCGTCGCCAAACACCAGAGTGATTTGGTCATTGGCTCTGGATGTCACAGCATAGATGGCCTGCAGGGCATTGCTGCGTTGTTCAGCGGCTGTGTACACGTTTTCCACAAACTGCCACTCTCTGCTGATTGTGCCTATGTTGTCCAGTTGAAATAGCCAACGATCTTGGTTGTTTACACCTTCAATGTTGATGTCCACTGTGCGATTAGCAATGCGTTCAGCCAAATTAAAGTCTTGGTTTTGCAACACACCTTGTTTGAACAAAAAGAAATAGCCAGTGTTGGCTGATTGAAATCCCAGTTGATCATTTCTGAACAGTATGTTGAATGTGGTGTCAGGCACAGGCGATGGCTCATACACATAGTCGCGGCCTACGCTGGTGCTGGTCACCGCTTCAAAAGGCATGCTGACACCGTCCACTGTGGCAGTGTAGGGAATAACTGGCAAAAAACCTGACACCAGATTTATGCCATATTCATCAGTTCTCACACCCAAAATGGTTTGGCGATTGCCGGGTAAACCTACTCGCTGGCTGTCAACCAGGCTGGCATTGATGATGGCTGTGAACTGTTCTTGCCAGTCCACGTTGGTAGGGTCTGCCCAGTTCACTGTGATGTTGGCTAGGTTGACTCCATTATAATCCACCACATTTTCAGTTGTGGTCACATTGAATACCTTGAGATATCCTTCGGCAGCAGTATTGCGTTTGGCAGTGTAGCTGACCAAGTTGGCCAAGCGCACTACTGAATCTCTACGCTCTGCTGTGTCTATGTAGTTTTCACGAGTGTTTAGGTCGGTACGGAATGCAAGAGCTTGACCCATAAACGCCATGACATCCAGCAAGGCAATAAATTCTGAAGATTCAATGTAGTCATTGAACGTTTCGGGGTAATACAACCGCAGGTAGTCGATGAAACTTTTGCGTAGCGTTTCAAAGTCATAACTTTGAAAATCGGCTTCGCGATAAGTTTGATAGATCTGTTTCCAATCCTCTACACCAAATATTGCTGTTTGTCTTGTGGTTGTTGCCATGGTTCTCTCGTCCGTGCTTTATTTATTGATAATAAAAACGGCTCAGTTATACATAGCTGGCGTTGCGAGTCTGCTCGTCAAAGAATATGCTGAGTATTTCGGCATTGGTGGTGTTTACAATGGTGATTTCCAACTGAATCAAAATGCCATTCTCCTGGGGAAACACCTGAATGTCATTGATGATCAATCTGGGATCGCCACCGGCCACACGTTGCACTTCGTCGCGTATCTGCTGTTGCAATTGTTCAACTTGATTTTCAAACACATATTCATACAGCACTGTGCCATATCCCGGGCGGCCTGGCAGTTCACCTTGACGAATGTTGAAAGCATTCAAGAGATCACGCTGAATCAATGCAAAATCTGTCAGTGTGAATTTTTTGTTTTGATTGATGGTGTTGAAGCCGATGAATGTGGTCATGACAATATTTATGGGCGTTAGGCAGTGGTGGTTTGACCGACTAGTTCACGCAGTTTGGCCAAGGTTGATTCGATGCGTTTTCTAATGCCTGCTACTTCAGCAAATTCGCTTTCAATTTTGGCCAAGATTGCATCGCCTGATCCTGGTTGAATTTTGTTCAGTTGCAAGGCCTGGCGTTTGTACTCCAAATATTGACTGTCAACCAAGGCTATCCTGCCCAGCAGTTCATCGAGTATGCCAATGCCTTCACTGGCTGTGGACGGTGTTACGGTTTTTCGAACTTCTACCAACTGTCGTTCGATCACAGTCTGTTGCGCACTGGTCAATGCAATCTTGCTTTCCAGTGCAAGCACCGTGACTCTTTCGTTAGGTGGCTGCGCACCGTAGGAAAATTCAGGCACTTTGTCGTTGCCCACAATACGTTTACTGGCAGCATCCACAGTCTGTCGATCCACGGTGTTTTCGGCTGGCAACGGAGTGATTTCAGCTTTCATGTCATCATCCACTTTGAAAGTTGCAAAATCTGCAGCAAAGGCACCGTCTCTTGCTGCTGTGTCAAGTTCAGCTTGAATATCTGCTGGCAGCGGTAATCCGTTGGCCCAGGCCATGGTATCTGGCACACTTTTGGCTGCATTATTGGCCAGTCCTGTAAGCGAGGCCACACTGAGTTTGTCTGTGGGTATGCCCAGCTGCTTAACAGAATTGAGTCCTTGACTCATGAGTTGTTGTTGAATGCCATCTTGCTTAGGCACTGAACTCAACAAACTGTCAAGATTGTTGATGCCATCTTTGCCGGTCCATACTGCAGGACTTTTTAACACATCAGTCAATGTGTTTTGTCCTTGATTCAACAAGGTGGCAGCAGTGCCTGGTTTGATAATGCCAGCTGATTCCAGCTGTTGAGCATCCAATCCAAATTTTCCCAATCCTAAATCATTGGAGATAGCACTGGCTCCTTGGCCAACCAGTTTGCTGGCACTGCTCATGGCAGCTGTCACATCGGGCACACTCAATCCTTGTATTGGCACCAGGGCTGCCCCTTGTTTGGCAAAGTCAGCAATATTGATGCCGTTGGTTACTGGCAGGGCCCCTGGTCTCAGTACAGTGTTTGTTAATCTACCAAACACACTTGATGTTTGCGACACAAGGTCACCAACTGCAGGGGTACTTTGTAGTGCTCCTTGTGAGCTGCCGCCTCTTCCGCTGATGGCCTGTGCCAACTGAGCAGACGCACCAGCCAATCCATCTGCTGCTTGAGTAGCGGCACTGACAACATCACCAGTGGTCAATCCTACTAGGCTGCCGGCCTTGAGTTGTTGATCAAAAATAACTCTGGCTTGGCCAGCGGTCAAAGTGGGTGCGCCTTTTATTTCAACCTGTTGACCGGTTACAGGATTGTCAAACTTGAAAATACTCATTTCACTGAAACCTCTACTCCTGCTGGCACAGGTGCGGCACCTGGCGGAGGTTTGGGTTTTCCTGGTTCAAATTTGGTCTCCACAGCCACGCCTTTGTTGTGATAAGGATATGGTTCGTGTGTGGGTGCTCGAGTCACAATGCTTTGCAATTTGTCTTTGTTCACAATCCAACCGCGGCTGCTGTCAAATGACACATCGTCCATGATGGTTTTTTGTATGGGCTTGGGCTCAGTCACGGATGGTGCTGTAGGGCCATTCAAATCTATGCCGCCAGCAGTAAACACCAATGATTCGCCACCGTTCCAGGATCCACCTGCACTTTGCAATGCCATGGCGCCGTCAGCTTTGATACCAATTTTGGCCTTGCTATACACTGTGATGTTT